AAATGACATTACCCTATTATGCTTCGCAAGATTAAATAATATCCTATTTAGTCGTTGCCTTAATAACCTCGTAACTGTTAGTCCCCCTACCGTCCTCGTGCTACTCCCTATCTTGAATATCTCATATGATGCCTCATCCTTATATACCCTATACTCCCTTGTATCACTCTCATTGAATAATAAATTTCTCATATTATGTAAAAAATCAGATATATCCACATACCCATAATGCACCTTTCCTATCCTTTCCATCACGTCCGTTCTATCCCTCATATACAAATATAATAACACACTTCCCGTCCTTCCCTTCCCCCCTAAACAATGTATTAATACACTATTCTCTTTCTTATTCGTATCATCGATCTTACTTATCTCATCCCACGCACTCGGATATCCAGCAGACATATCATAATAATCCCTTACACGATGATACCTTTGAACCACCTCTGGTTTAATAGCATTCATAGCCATTCTATACACATCCTCGCTACTTTTTATATCATAGGGATTACACCCTATCCCATTCGCCATATCTGAATGTCCCTTCACGTTCGTGTGTTCGCAATCATGTAAATCTACAATCGTATGTATATCCTTCTGTTCTATTAAATATAACATAGTTCGTAATACCTTTACTCTATCGAATTGATGCGGTAGTTGCATACCCCACATATATAACCTACTATTTGTTCTATAAATACCCGGAAACCCATTTGTAGGATATGAAATCTGTCTTACGATAGCCCTATAATCACCTGCTACACTATCTACCTTAATTTTTCTATTATAAGCATCTTTTACTCTACTCATAGCATCTTTTGCAATACGAAAGGCATTATCAAATCTGCTTTTTTCTGTAACCCCGTGTTTAAGTTCTGTATTGTCGGCATTACTTAATACTCTTTGCTTTATTTTCAATAATTCAGCATCTATAACTGACTGTGATTGTATTTGAGATTTTTTAGGGGGTTGCGGAGCAGTTGGAGTCTTCGGAGCAGTTGGAGTCTTCGGAGCAGTTGGAGTCTTCGGTGCTGATGGAGTCTTCGGAGCAGTTGGAGTCTTCGGTGATGTTGGAGTCTTCGGTGATGTTGGAGTCTTCGGTGATGTTGGAGTCTTTGGTGCAGTTGGAGTCTTCGGAGGAGACTTTTTAGAACGAGGTGTAGGGACGTGTGGTTGCTCTTTCATTCCATCTAATATTGCCTGTGCTTCTAATTGTAATTGTATATGTGCTGCTAATTGTGCTTGGTATGCCAGTTCAAGTTCCTCCTGTGTTTTCACTCCATTATTCAGTTTAAGATTTCCTAAATTACCAACCAAACTATGAAAATCATTATTATACTTAACCGCTTCTCTGACTTTTACATCATTTATAAGTTTATTTATATGTTCTGTATCTGTGGCAGTAAACTTTCTATATATAGCATATTCACGGACAACTTTTTTATTTTTATTTTTAACATTTCTATTATCAAGAGATGCTCTTGCCAACAACATAAGTTTATCTGGTGTAATTTCACTTGTAGTGCCATTAATCTTCCTTATCAACCTATTTCTTACTTCGTTAAACCACTTTTCTTGACTACCAATACCTCCTTTCTGTTGTGATTCATTGAAACTGTAATATCCAGACATTATTTTATACCACGCTTTCCACCATTTTATTCTTAATTCTTCTTTTTGTTTGCCAGTAGGTTCAATACCCTCTCTAACATTATCCTCTTCTAAATCTTCATTTAATAATATCTCGTATGTTATATTTTTAGGAGGAACATTCGGGTCTATATTTCCAGTTCCGAGAGAAACCATATACGATAACTCTAATAGAACTGGACTTGTCTTATATTCTGTTGTCATCATCTTTCGAATCGCATTTAACCCAGGGTTAGACTTACGAGCCGTAGGCATAGATACAGCCTTACGAGCCGTAGGCATAGATACAGCCTTACGAGCCGTAGGCATAGATACAGCCTTACGAGCCGTAGGCATAGATACAGCCTTACGAGCCGTAGGCATAATTCCCATTTTTTTTACAGGGACATCTTCTCTCTTTTGTAAAATACGTAATCTATCAGCCACTTTACCGCCTTTCATTTATACTATACTATATTAAAATAAAAATAAATAATACCAAAACCCAAAGACTATGCTTTACATAGTAGCGTCCGTATAACCCTTATAATAGTCATAGTATCCAAAATATTTAATCGCTTTTCTATATTGAACGCAATAATCACAAAACCCCGCTTTGTATATCTCCTCATTATTATAATTGTCTTTTGAATTTTTATAACGAAGCACAACAAGTTCTCGAAAACCATTCTTCACCTCTTCATTCTCATTGACAACTACGATTGCCAACTTTTCAAGAACCTTACTCGATATAACTGGCATATCCTTTCCGCACGTATCATATCTATTGCAACTCAAATACACCCTTTTACTCATTATGAAACTACCAATAATATCGGTTAATTTATTAAAAAACATGTCTGTCTTATATACATCACGTTTCCTTTGTAATGCCTTGTTTAATCTGGCGTTTTTACAAACACACCTTATCATCATAGCGGTTTGCGTATCGATTGTATCATTAAACGAAGAATCGTTTAAAAATAAAATCTCTGTGATAAGCGACATATCAATCGCATATTTTGGCGATAGTTGCGTAAGCGACGTCATCTTCTTTACTTTCAAGAGTTTTTTTTGCTTGGCTGCTTTTGCTGCTCGAATAGCAGACATTCGTCTTTTGCGTTGCGAACCGTTGCACACATAACTAATGAGTTCGATACACGTTTGAATTGCCATTTGCTAAGCAGGATGCTTAGCGGTTGCTTAACGTCGTTATGTTATACATCGTGTCAATTTTTAAATATATCAAATAACGAAATAGGACAAATTGAAGCGTCAGTAAGACATCACTCGTTATCGTGTTATACTGTTAGGTTAAGATTCTTCGGTTTATATACCAAACCATTCCTTGTGTCTGATATCGTGAAGTATCCCATTATCATAATTATCCCAATCAATTTCGTTTTCCACTGGTTTAAAGTATTGTCTTTCTTGTTTTAGATATGATGATGGGTCTTTCTTATACCAATCATACCACTTTTTAAATTCCGTATATATTTCATTATACCTTTTCATCGGATAGTCTCTATCACTATCATTAGTATCAACTACCTCCCGTTCTCTTTGAACGACAGTTCCATCTAACAGTTCAACTTCAACCGTAAAAGTTTTCGTGGGAATATTGTTCTTCTTATCGCTATGATATTTCCTCAACATGCTCTTGTGTAATTTTTTAATTTCATCTGGTATATCTGCACCTGACTTTACCATAATATCCTTAAACCCTTCATCTGTAAGTCCAATCTCGTTCGCAAAGTCGTATCCTTCACCTCTTGTTCGCTTGTATCCAACATAATTACATTTATGATTTCTCGCAAGAAAGAAAAATACACGATTTAGACGTTGTCCTAATAGTGTCATCCTTGATATACTATACACTTTCGAACCAGCGTCTTTTATTTTGAAAAAATCCTCCCCTATCGAAGCATAAGCATTATTAAATATATGCCTTTTAAAATCGGCTATAAGAGCATCGATGCTTTGATAGCCAAAATGCCCCTTCTTCAATTTTGATATTGCGTCGGTGTCTTTCAAATTGTCTCGTAAATATAAAAATAACATAACACTTGCTATCGTATTATTATTATTCCCTATTTTACTTTTTATTCCATTAATATCATTCCAGTTTATTTTTAATTTATAAATAGCATTCCATTCTTCGAGAGTTCCTAAGTTCGAATCATCATTCATTGCTGGTAATCCTTGTGGTATTGCCGACGGTGCTTGTACTGCTTGTGTCGCTTGTGTGGCTCTTGTAGCCGCCTGTGGCGGTGTCTGGGCGGTGTCCCACGGTATTCGTATCCCTGCTTGTTTTCTTCTACGACGCTCTTGTGCTGCGTCGTCATAATTTTGTTGAGTGAATGCTCTTCTGTTTCCAAATATTTCTCTCATAATATACATAATTTCTTGGTATTTTATTTGGTCGGCTTCTGCTTGTTCCCTTCGTTTCCGCAAATCATCTACTTCTTTTTCGAATATATTTTTTTTTATTTTTTCGTCATGCTGTCCTCTTGTTTCTTTTGACTTTTCTCTTACATTTCGCTGTAAGTTTGCGAACTTTTTTTCGTAAAATTCTGGTGGTCGTCGAGTTCTTTCATACTGTTCTTGTCTTTGCCTTCGTAAATCCTCTTGTTCTTTTGCTTGTCTTCTTGCGTTCTCTTCCGACGCATGTGCCGGTCGTCGAGCATACTCTTGTCTTACCTCTTCGTTCGTATCGTGTATTACATCGATATCATCGCTATCCATTATAAGGCTCGTAGTCCAATAGAGAAAGGTGGCAGCCGAATATGCGACATTTCCAAAGCATCGCATCGCATACAATAACCCGTTGCGTATAGGTATAAGAAGTCGATATTGTCTTTGTATTCTTTCTTCATTTTGTCGCTCTTGTCGCTCTCTCGATGTCATACTTGGCGAAAATCGACGCGCTCCTGTGCCACCTACGCTACCTGCTCCGCTTACGCCACCATATGTTTTTGCCTTTCTCAATGACGTCGAACGCACCCGCCCCGATAGCGACGATAGCTGTGATAGCCCTGATGAATAGCGTCCCTTCGTCATTTTATACCAATCGCACCACCATTTAACTCGTTCCAATTCATATAGACTTTCATTTAGTAATATCTTTGCGCCAATCGAGTTATTTAATAAAGGATATTTCTCATCATTTTTAAACGTTTTTTTAAGTTTGTCCTTCTCTTCCTTTGTAATGCGAGGTATTTGCCGATTGTCTAAGCATTCATCATATAACATCTGGTATGTTATATATTTAGGAGGAACAGTAGGGCTTATTTTGTTTCCATTTCTATCCTTTGTAATACCGAGAGAAATACGCTGTGATAAATCTAAAAGAAGTTTATTTGTTTCATATTGTCCCTCAGCCGATTTCGTATGACTGCGAATAACCGCAGGTGCTGAGTTCGCCTTACGAATAACCGCAGGTGCTGAGTTCGCCTTACGAATAACCGCAGGGGTTCGACGAAAATGAATTATAGACGGCTTAGCAATCTTAGTATTCTGCTTGACATTCTTAGTTTCTTCGAAATTACCGAAAACATTTGATATACCGCCTCTCATTCTACTGCCCTACTATATTCTACTATCTACTATATGTATATAAAAAAAACATAAATAGGTATAAAAATAGTATATAAAAATAACATTGAAAGCAACTTCATCATCCAAACCACGCTTTGAGTGCATTGATATATAAGTTAGTCCAATCCACATTATGAACCGTATGAATAAACGCATCTCTCTGGTGCGTAATTATAAAATGTATCGTCATTTAATAGAGAGGTTTTTGTAATTCCTCCATACGCCCCGCAATAGAATACTTCGTCCGCCACCCAATTCGTATAGTATGTATATAGAGGGATTATTTGAACCAATCCACAACAGTCTCTTTGGCTACATCATCCCAATCCACAGTGTGTTTAATAGGGTTCGCAAACTCGTCATCTGGCAAATATTCAACAACTTTCGTAGGAGTGCCAAATGTATAAAATGTATTCACTTTAAACTCCTTCGCAAGATGGAAAAATATCCTATTCAACCGTTGCCTTAAACGTGTAGCAGATGCAACCTTAATTGCGTCAAAAAACTCCTTTTTCATATGCTCAATGTCGAGAGCAGTTCCAAATAATGATTTATAGGCTTCTATAAACTCGCTAATATTTCTATATCCATAATACGATTGTTGTAATCGTTCTATCGTTTCGGCAGATGCGAAATAATCTCGTAATAGCAAGTAAAACACTACGCTTCCTGTTCTACCCGCTCCCGCTAAACAATGAATGACTACGCTATTAGAAGGGTCTTTCACATCCTTTAATTTAGAAATACTTTCCCACGCACCCGCAGAACCTGCAAACATATCTTCGTATCCCTCTATGCCGTAATAATGTGTATTCGGTTTTTCAGGATATATAGCAGAAACTGCCTTACCCCACATTTCTAACTGTGCTTGGCGGTCATATGGATTACACCCAATGCCTTCGACAACATTTTCTAAATCCTTTGATGTTTTATAACAGTCGTGTAAATCGACATAATTATATATCTTTTTTTTGAAAAGTAAATAAAGCATCGTTTCCAATAATTGTTTTCGATTAAATTGATGAGGGAGTTGCATACCATACATATATAAGGCGTTGATAGGCTGATAGAGCGATGTATATCCTTCGGGGTATGGATATTTGATAGTGCTATGTTTAGCCAATGCTTGTATATCTTCTGGTGTCATATCATCTACCTCGTATTTAATTTGTAAAGCATTTTTAACATACTTGTTAGCATCCTTTTCCGCACTTTTGAAATATGCCAATTCCGCTTTGTTTTCTTTTTCACGCTTCCTCGATTTACTTAGAATACCTGCTCTCGTGGCATTAAGTTCCGTTAATAATTCAATGTCGGTTTTTTGCCCTCCTCCACTTTTTGCTTTGTTTGCTTCGCTACTCGATGTCGTGCTATGTAGTTTGAATTGTGATATGGGTTTTCGGCTTATTTTCCCATAACTGCTATATCCCTTTATTATTTTATACCATATTTTCCATAATTTCATTCTTAATCCCTTTTGTTCTTCAATCGATATCACGGGTCGCATCTGTCTCCCCTTCCGTCCCTGCGTAGCATCTTCCGTCCCTATATCATCCAATAACATATCATACGTTATATGTTCGGGAGGAACATACGGGTTTATTTTGACGCCATTACGAATACCGTATGCTAATATTGCCAACTCTGGGTTTGCTTCATATTGCTTATATGTAGCAACAGAAACTGCTGTCTGCTTATAAGGTGTGTTTTGATAGACTTTCGATATACCACCAGCCATTCTTTGCGTCATCATCCGCAATACATTCTATTATATATACTATAAAAATATACAACTGATATAATGGTTAAATTAATTAAGAATAAAAAATGATTACATAAGCCTTACTCTTTACCCTTACAATAAATCAATGCCACTAACTCGCATATTCCATCTGTCCGATTTACATATTCGTAATGGCGATAATATATACTCACGGTATGAAGAGTATCGTAGCGTATTTAAGGAAACTATCGCATCCATCACACGACGCATCGCCGACTTACAGTTATCCTTTGAGGACTTTGTGATTGTGATTACAGGTGATATATTTCATAATAAAAATGTAATCGGGAACTACGGTCTCTTTGTATATCGTGAGTTTATCCAAGCGTTATCGAACATCGGTAGGCTCTATATTATATCTGGCAATCACGATTACGACCAAAGCGACGCTGATAAGCCGTCGCTCGTATATTCTTCGACCTTTGACATCCCCAATGTAATCGTATTAAATACCTCGACTTCCTTTGTCATCGATGATGTCGGCTTCTCATTCGTAAGCATCGATAAAACACTGGACGTATATAGAAATAGCGGGAGGATACAAGATTTACCTGCGTTCCCTCGCATTCGTTGCGATGTTCGCTACACGGTTGCCTTGTTTCACGGTTCGTTTGCGTCCGCCAAGTTATACAACGGAAAGGCAATGGAAGAGACGTTCAACCCTTACCCCTTAGAATGGGTCCAAGAGTTCGACTACGTCCTTCTTGGCGATATACATAAACGCCAAGTATTCACATATAAAAAAAAGACGATGTGTGGGTATTCTGGAAGTCTCATTCAACAAAACTTTGGCGAAGACATTATAGAACACGGGTATCTGCTATGGAATCTCGAAACGAAAGAAGCCGAAGAAATCAACGTTTATAATAATGTCGGCTATATTAATATCACAGAAGACGCTTCGCAGACCTCGCAGACCTGTATCTATATACGAACAAACGGTAAATATACAGAGCCTTTACATTCCTACGTTCAGCGGAATATCGATTTCTTTCCTAAGATGATAGAAGTCAAGTCTTTTTCAAACATCAACTATCAGGCACTAAGCAATCTATTCAACTCCCATTCCATCTCCTTTCAAATCGTTTCAAAGATAAATACGATTATGAATGCCAATGCCATTTCAAACGCAAACGCCTACACTACGACGACACGTGAATGTTTGCTGGATACCAACTATCTGCTTGTTTATTTTAAAAAACTCCTAACTACCGACAAATACAACGTGTTATTAAAAATAATAAAAGATAAAGAATATCTGCTCTTCGATATCCGCAACTATCCTGAGGATTTGCATCCCGAATGTATAAAACGAAATAAAGATTTAGAACCCGTCATAAGCCTATGTAATACTGCGGACGACACGCAATCCCTTAAAAAATCCTTTGTCATACGATATTTAGAATGGGAAGGGTTGCTATGTTATGAAAATAAATGCTTGATTAATTTTAAAGATTTGGATGCGAAGACCTTTATGATTAAAGGTGCGAACGGAACAGGTAAATCGGCTATCTATGACATCTTGCAACTCGCCTTGTGGGCTACGAACAGTAAGTTTGATACATACTCAGCAGGTTTCATCAATCACAATAAGGAGAAGGGCTACACGATTATAGACATTGCGATTGATGACAAGACCTATCGTATCAAAAGAGAGTTTTGTAAAAAGAAAGGGACGTTTAAAATCGCTACGAAGTCGTCTGTGTTGTATCACTATAACGAATCAGGAGACCTCGTAATCCTTAAAAAAGATAGTGCGTGTAATACAGAAGTAAAGGCACTCTTTGGAGATATCAATACGTTCCTTTCAACCTCTATGATTACCCAGAACGTCGATAATGATATCCTCGCACTAAACTACAAGGATACTTTGGAGACGATTGACAAATCCCATAATATACAGTTTATCTATCATCTCTATAATCTCTTTAAAATGGCTATCAATAAATACAAAGACTTTCGAAAAGTCGTTCTGAGTAAGAAAGAGGTATATGAGAAGTTGCTATTTAGCGGCGTTAGTGAGGCGAACGTAGTGAATGACGAGGTTATCTCGCTTCTAACAGAAGAACTATCCTCGCTCCACGCCGAAGAAAGAGGATTACGTGATGTCTTTAACGCTATCTCGATTGATATCCATAACCCTTTGAACGCATCTATCATCGCAACTGATTATACAAGCCTTATGAAAGAGATTGTATCAGAGCATTCCATTGTATCCCCAGAAGTCCTCGAAGAATACAAAGAAAAACTTATTCATTATAAATATCTTACTACGATTCGCATATACAGGAACGGAGACGACTGTGATACATTGTATTCTCAACAACTCGAATACGATTTTAAGAAACTGCCTTGCGTAAATAAGCCTTGTGATATTTCTTACCTCGCAAACGAAAAAAAAGGATTAGAACAATACGTCGAAGACTCCGAAGACTCCGAAGACTCCGAAGACTCCGTCGCTCCGAGTAAGGCGTTAGCGACCGCCAAGAACGCTTTGAATGAACTGGTAGCAAATAAGCCAGATAAGGTATCGGGATCAGGAGTCGCCAGAGATATCGAGAAAATATTAAAGAATATCAGAAGGGTTTATGGTTCTATCGATGCGTTTAATGACTTTATAACCTCGCATACGAAACCGATAAATCGAACCCGAGGGAGCGAATCGACCGAACCGATAACAATCGGACATTACACAGATGCGGTTCGACAAAAAGACGTGCTTATGGATGCCATCCGTAGCATTCATACTCAGTTATCGACCTTTGAAAACGATTTTAATACCTTGTTTTCAAAACAGCAGAGTTTAAAGATTGTAAATATCCCTTGTGAACGCTATGGTATCGTGAAGTCCGCAAAGTCCGCTATGAAAGAACTGAGACAATACAATATGGACTCGATACATCTCCAAATTGCTGAGGACGATGCGAATATCACCGAGCATACGAAGATGATCGAAGAGATTCATACAATAGCCATTGAAATCGACGGCTATACAAAGGAACTCCAACTATTTGATACGAACGAAGAGTATCGGTATAATCCCGAATGCCTTATATGTTCTAATCGCCCTTGGGTTTCACGGATAAAAGAGATTCATATCATCATTCGCACATTACATACGAATATTGACGTGATACGTAGGCGTATGAAGTATAACGAGAGCGAGTTTGCGATTATTCAGGAAAGGTTCGAAGAAAATAAGAAAAGAAAGGCGAATTATCATTTACTGACCGAATGGTATCACTATTATAAGTTTAAAGAAGCGAGAGATACCATAACGAACGACCTGAATACGATTATACACTCAAAGGCTACTTTACACGAAGAACTCACAGTGAAAGAGGTAGAACTCAATGCGAATACTGTGTATATCGAGCATTTCGTGACATACACCTTTATGCTATACGAAGAATACCTGTGTGACATCTACAAGGTATGGGAAACGAAATACAAAGAAGCGAAGCGTCGTGTAGAGGATTTAGAAAAAACGATTCATTACAACGATGTCATTCGCCCACGCATAGCGAAATACCGAGAACTCCAAAAGTCATACGACGAATGGGTGTCGTATGATAACACCAAGAAGATTATCGATACCCATCATTACTATACATTGAAAGCGATTATCGAGGCAAACGAGGTATATCACGAATACCAAAGCAACGAGCGAATGAAACCTATGATTCGACATAAACTGGAATTAAATGCGACACTCAAAGAAAAAGAAAGAGATGTTAAAAGCCTGAATGATAAGATTGTTAAATATGCCACCATCAACGCTTATAACAATGAAAATAAAAAGAATTACAATTCGCTCATAGCAATCGAAAGCGAACTCGATACGATTATTGATGTCATCGACACCATCCTAATCAATTTTCAAGCCTTTCGCAAGGAACTATATGACACGATGATACTCTCGCAACTCATCGATAAAACGAATGGAATCATTAAAACACTGTGTCATCAGAACACGAAACCCTTTAAATTAAATTATAATGTGGATATATCGAATGACACGGTACATATCAACTGGCTCATTCATAATGAGAATGTATCGAAAGAAGGCGTCAAGCAATACATATCGGTTTCCCAAGCGTCAGGCTTCCAACGCTTCGCTATCTCTCTCGCTCTTCGAATGTCCTTGTATTTCAATAATTACGATGTCCTATGTAGGCAACTCTTCATCGACGAGGGGTTCATTAACTTTGATAAAAACAACTTGTCCATCGTTCCAGTGTTCCTCAAAAGCCTCTTACATTACTTTAATACGATTGTAATACTCTCGCATATCGACATTATTCAAGACTCCGTTGATGAGACGTCTGAGATTCGCTTCGATAAAACGAATGGCGTTTCGTCGATTGTGTATCGATAGATATAGGAGATTTACTTCGCATCTTCTTTCATCTGTTTATTATACTTGGCTTCCAATTGCTTGATATACATTACCCCCTCGTCTCTCATATTTTTTATATTTTTTAGAGAAAAATACTGACCTGCCAGTATATTAAGAGCGACGTCTTTTTTACTATTCCAAACCCACTCCGAAAAGCCCTTGCGTTTCATAGTATCTTTAATAAGGTTCTCTTGTAAGGCGTCTTCTAATACATCATTATCTATATTCACAATATATACCCTTTTTACCCTTTCCTCTATTAATTTGCCGAAAACGATTTTTAACTCATTATAATTTTCAATATTCATTTTTTTAGCATCCTTAATATGGTATTCATAATGTATCTTATCCAGTTTTTTGTCCTTCAACAACTCCTTCGTATATTCCAGTTGCTTTTCCATACTTCTCCACGTGTGTAAATATAAGATGTAAAGCAGTCTCTTTAATATCAAATCGGGCGACCGCCAATATTTATAAATATCTAAACTTTCTTTGTATAATGCCGTATCGACTATTTTTATAGCCTTGTATTTCTTTTCGAATCCTTCAAATACTACAAAAATACTCCTGTATAACTTGACATCATTTATCGTATCCATAGTAAAAGGTAATTCGCAATATGGTTGCTGACCGCTAAAATCAATACCTTTCTTTACCATCCTTCTATTATATAAATCATATATAAAGAATCCGATAGAGAAGCCATTTGATGGTATTATGGTATTATGGTATTAAGGTTTCTTTGTAAGATGCGTGGGGATGTAGATACATAATCTTATATTGTAAGTTCCTTCAAAAATATAATTTACAAGGGATAAGCAAAATACTTATGAAGTAGCCAACACCCCTACACGCTTCACTGTTATCATAAAATAATGTATAATAGAATACATTAATTCCTTTTGTTTTTTTGAGTATATAAAGAATATTATAAATTACTAAATATATGGAAGGTTTAATTGATACACGAGACGAGTATATCGAACATATACAAGATATTCTTAGTGTCGCAATATCAAAGCGAATATATGCTATCTACACCGAGATAATGGAAGAGAAAAAAGGGCTTAAAGGATTTCAAAATGAGTTATATAGTATCCGCAAATGGAACAATAACATAGTGAGTGATGAATACAAGAAGATTGTCAAATATACCAAATGCAAATACTTGGCAAACCTGATTAAAATCATTATCATAACCACGATAAAAATTAAGATTTATGAATATCGAGAGCAGTTTGATAATATTAAAATAAAGATACCAAACGCCGAAGATTTTGTTCATAAGTGTTATATAAACGCTGCTTCTTTCTCTTGGAAGAACGCTTACTTGTATAATAGGAATAACATAAAGGACGCTGAATATCAAAATAATCTCAATATTATTGAAGAGAATATCAGAGCGATTGTGAAGAAGACGTTTCGAGACTTTATACCTTTTGATGAAATATTCAAACAGATTGAAGATAACCTATCCGACAACGTTCATCAATACAAAGATACAGATGCCAAAAGCGTAGATGTTGAGATTACCAAAAAGAAAAAGAAGCATCCTACTGACATCAAGGCGGACGAAGAAAGCGAAGCGGAAGAAGACGAAGCGGAGGATGAGGAAGATGACGAAGAAAGCGAAGCAGAAGAAGACGAAGCGGAGGATGATGAAGCAGAAGAAGACGAAGAAGACGAAGCGGAGGATGATGAAGAAAGCGAAGCAGGAGAAGACGAAGCGGAGGAGGAGGAAGCAGAAGAAGACGAAGCAGAAGAAGCAGAAGATGACGAAGCGGAGGAAGCAGAGGATGACGAAGCAGAGGATAAGAATGAAGTCGAGGCAGAAGCCACAAAAGAAACCAAGAAAACAGATAACGATACTGAGGTATCAAAGGATACCAATAATAAAATACATAATATAGTAGATATAAAATATAGTGATGATAAAACAGACGAAACGGTCGAACCGAGGAAAACTTTCGCTTCGCAAGAAATATCATTTGAAGCACCAGAAGCAGTCGAAGCGGACGAGACGAGCCTTCCGAGTTCTATTCATAAAGAATGGGATACTATCAAAGACGAATACAGTTCATTATCGCAAAATAAAATGGCATATAAGACGTTTGACAAAAAGAAATACGACAAGTCTGACAAGTCTGACAACTATGATGATGACGCTATAAGTATCGCAAGTCATACCAGTGGTATAAGCAATATCACCGATATAAGCCACATAAAACAAATACATATAACCGACACAAATAAAAGTAAAAAACCTACATTTTTCTAATAATTGATAGGATAATCTCTGTCTATGTATAGAGATACATAGATATACAATGCCTTACTGTTTCCTTTGCTATTCTGCGGACAACATCCTATATAATACGATATGTAATCAATGTAATCATTGTAAAATAATAAATGTATGCGATGTCTGCGGACTTCCTTGTAATGACAAGTGTATCGAGATATTTGCTACCTGTCTATCGATTTCGGACTGTAAGCCCTAATACGACGCTCGTTTCTTCACCTTGATAGGTGGCGAACTCTTCTTTTTAGCAAAGACACCTGGGTCATACTCCACAGGGTCATCTCCTTCGTCATTCATAAGCCCCATTAAATCCCTCTGGTCTTGTAAAGATTGCATCTCCCAGAGGTCTTGCGAACACATCTTGTAATTGACGTCCTGTGCCTTATACCAAAAGACGATGTCTGATATGTTGTTCGACTGAACCTTGTTGTCAATCACAAGGCACTCGAAGTTCTCGGTGCATTGATTCATAACCTGATTAAACACGTCAAACGTCGGGAACATACCTGCGTAATGATTGTATATCTTTTCTCTTTCCTTCACAATATTATTACGAAAAATAAAAACATAGTCGATGTTCGAACGCAAGTCGGGAGGTAATCCTAAGCCGTGTTGCATCGTGATTAAAAGGAATATCTTGTAATGCCTCCCGTTCATAAAGATACATCGGATGTTTTTGTCCGTCATCGCCGACTTGTTATACATACAGTCGTCTAATATCAAGAAGGCTCTCGGGTCTATCGAAGAGTTCCCGTGCCTCGCCATATCCCTTTTCCGTTCATTCGTGATACTGATTTGTCTCGTCAAAAACTTGCTAATTAATTTCTCTTCAAGTTCGTCATATATCAACATCTTCGGGATAAACTTCTCAAAGTATCCGTTCGCACGTTCGGTCGGTGAAATTACGACGCCTACGGGAACATCCTTGTTATAACTCAGAATATCTTTCATACAATAACTTTTCCCCGTATTACGTTTGCCTATAAAAACAACTACGGAGTCATTCTTGATTTTTGTCGGGTCAAACCGTTTAAGTTCTAACTTCATTTAATTTATAATAACAAAAATAATATATTATATATCACACGGATATAAGATATAAATACAATATACTATATATACTATATATACTATATATACTATTAAATATTAACATATAAGAATATGAAGCATTACTGGATAAACATTGACAGGTCGAAGGATAGACGAGTGTTTATGGAGGAGCAATTTAAGAAGAATTCGCTTGACAACCAACGGGTATCGGCAATCACGCCTTGCGATTTCGACGAGGTTCTCGAAGATAAGCGTCCGCTAACGTGTAAGCACCCAGGGTGTGTTCGATGCGAATACGAATACGCTTGTATATCCAGTCATATCAAGGCGATGATTGAGGGGCTTAAAGACGATGCCAACGATTGGTTCGTGGTGATGGAAGACGACATTGTGATTCCCTTTGATATCAATTATGACGAACTGATTCGTGCGTTGCCGAAAGAAACAGCGTCGCCACAGTTGGTTCAGTTGCTTATCCTATACGGTCCCACGGTGAAGGCACTATATAACCTCTCCATCACGCAAAATATGCCGTTTATCAAATGGCAGTATTTATTGCCTTCTACGGGTATGTATATCATCTCCCGTGAAGGGGCAGAGATATTAGTTGGCAAATACTTTAAAAATAATAAATATGATTTCACTACGTGTGAATACCAAGTAGTCGCTGATGTCGCCTTATATTCGTCGATAACCTCTTATGCGACTACATTCCCTTTCGCATATCCGAACATCGACTTAGAGTCCGAAATACATCCAGAGCATTACGAGGCACACAAACAGACGTTCCTTGATATTAAAGAGGTTATCGATTTTGCGGTTCATAATAAAACGATTCCGTTTCTTAATACATCGTGTGGTTGTTAATTGCTTCGCCACCGCCGTCAGCAGCGGTAGCGTCCTTCTCCTTTCCCACGATATTATATTTTTCATTAAAAAAATAGATGACGATGAGTTGTTTGCGGTGGTCTCTTAATTTATCGGTGCAATACAATACATAACTCTCGTCCTTCCCATTTAGATTCTTATTTTTTATCCATAATTTGAATAGGTCATTGTATAATATGACGGACTCGTTTATGAGCGGATACTTGTCTATCTTGTTGGTTGCCAACATTTGAGCCTCTTCGGCTAATCCTATAATATGTAGAAAATGTTTTGTGATACAATCCCTACATCTCTTGTTTTTGTTCGTAAGATGCTCCTCTAATAATATCGATTGCTTTATGATTTGTTGCATGTTGTATCGAGGGTCGCTTACAGGATCAATGGAATCGCACGTAGCCGAACACGAACCCTCGATCTTTTGCTTGGTGTAGTTGATATTCACTGACGCACCGCCTATCCCGTGGTCTGTTATATTATGTATATGCCATAATATAATTATCGTCGATAGTATCACTGTAAATACGATAATATATGTTTCCATAAATATATTAATTCTACTAATATAATAGAATATATATTATCGTAAATGCTTATAAACGCTCAGGAGGACTTCTCCTTCCTAAAAAGCATCTTTGTAGAGCCTTTTAAAGGCGGTGGCGGTGGCGGTGGCGGACGTGGAGGTTCGTCAAGGAGAAATAGCGACCCGACCTTACCCATCTTTATTTTTTTCGTCGCTCTTTATTCCTTGACATTTATGTTTTTTTCTACACGCAAATAATTATAATTATGTTTCTTATATAGTAGAATATAGGATGAACGGATTATTTTTTGAAGAATTCAAAGTAGGTGGTAAAGGGACTACCAAGCAACAACAAGATAACGCACCAGATAATTCAGGCTCAGGAACTGCGACAGGGGCAATCGCAGGAGCGGCGACAGGAGCATTAGTTTCAGGTGGTAGTGCTGCGGTGATGAGTAATTCAGGCTCTAATAATGTCGAAAAATGCCCCCTTGACAATGATACGCTTTATTGTCAGATTAGCAGAACCGCAGGTATTACAGGTATGCTCGTGTATATCCTATTTATTATAATTTTAGTATTGGTATTCTTCTACTCAATGTATTATCTGTTTTTTAGAACTGGAAGCGGCAGCAGCGGTAGCAAAGCGGTATCCCAACAAAGACGCTAAATATTTCCTTGTTTTTTTATAAAATATCTACATTAAATATATAGTTTTATGAATTGGTTATTTAAGAAGACACCAACGGAGGAAGATGCTAACAATTTAATAGCCGAAATCGATGTTTATTTAAATTCAATGAAAAATACTGTAAATAAGGAATACTATGGTGATTATATTACTCTGATAAACGACAATGTTAAGAATATTGATAATATAGTAAAGGAACTATCTACTACACGACCTAACAGCAATTTAATAGTACGTTTAAAAGAACAAAAAGAAAGTTTAAAATTGTATCTTCCAAAATTTGGAAGCGGTAATGGTAATACTAAGAAGAAAATAAATAAGAAGGTGATACTCGGGAAGGAACGATGTATCTACACAAAACTTGGCGACCGCAAGGAATATCTAAAATATAAGGGAAGGTTAATAACCGTAAAGGATTATAAGAAAATAAAGACAGGGCTAATTCGGTAATAACAGATAGACAAAGGTTGTTAAGGTATATAACGTAGTCCCCCAGAGTGTATCCATAATACCGATAGAACTATCCATATCTTTATAAATCGCAAGAGAAGTAAAGTTATATATACCATAGATTGAGAAGCCTACCGCTCCGCCATACATAAAGGATTTTAATAGTTTATTCTCTACGTTCGCACTGCTAATGGCATCGATGTTCTTTATATTCTGCGTTGTGAATGGTATGGCGACATAGAATATAGAGAATAATATTATAATATATGCGATGATGGCGTGTTCGTTTCGCATACGCATCGGGGACTTTTGAACGTCGATAACTGCCTTTGAATATACTGACAGATTCATAAGTATCCAAGCGACATCTAACACCATAAGGACAACTGCGACTATAAGGTATTTAACATAGATATTCATAGTATGTGTAGCAAATGTAATGTTCTTCTAATTACTATGATATTTTTTATTTTGTTTGTATTAGAATAGATATAATGGTGGTCTTCTATGGAAAAGTAAATACGTTTTTTAATCAGCCAATCCCATATAAAACGTTCTTTGATTATAATAAAGAGTATTATGATGATGAATATAAATATAGAATATTTAAACTATTTGACACGAACGACGAAGGAGGCAACGAATCACCATATTTAAAAATAATACAGAAAATGACGACTGGATATAATGGGGAACTTGTTAAAATGATATTGAATGCTGAAACTAATGAAGTTGTGACATTAACACCAATGAAGATAAGAAGAGTAGAGATATATGATAATGGTACTCTTGTCGAAGTTGCCAAATCATCAAACCGAAACAATAAAAATATAATCATTTCAGGCGGACGCAAAACAAACCCCGTAAAGAAAGAAATCTGCGGGAGACTAAGATGTATCTACAAAATATCGGGTTCAAGAAAGGAACACGTGAAACATAAAGGGTCGCTCATTACCGTAGCGGATTATAAGAAACTAATGAAAAAATAAAGCATAACGCATACGCATACTCTAATGTAATTAAATAGCCTATTCTATATAGATTGAAATATGGCATCTAAAAAATTAAAAATATACAAAACGTAATCTCTATGCTGTAAGGTTTCGAAGATGCATCAGATGCGTCTGATATTTATGCCTTGCGTATTTTGTGTATCCTCTTGTAATCTGCTACGGTAATGAGTCGCCCCTTGTATTTCACGTGTTCCTTTCTCGACCCAGATATCTTGTAAATACATCTTAGTTTTCCGCAAATTTCCTTCTTCACGGATGCTTTGCGACCGCCATTAACGTGATATTCAACATCTTTTAACATACTTATTAAAAACGCATCTTTATTATCATATAACTCTTTTAACATTTGTAAATCTTTTAACTCAGAATGTTCGTAATTTTCTAACAACCCTTTTAATTCTATTAAATCTTCTTTTGTTAATATATCATTCAGATCCTTTATTGTTAATATATCATCAGTTAATAGTTCAAGTTCTAATAATTCTTCGAATTGTAATATATCCTCTGCTAATAAGTATCCTAAATCTTTCAAAGCATTTATAAAATCAGCATCTGATGGGTTTTTTTTTACTAATATAGCTTTTATTTTATATATTAATTCATCTTTTAATTTATTAACAGTTATCCTTTCAGATTTAATTTCTATATATCCTTTATGTATTTGTAATATATTATTTATTTCGACCAAAAGTAGTGCCAATTCTGATATTGTTCTATCTTTTGGTCGAAACCAATTTGCTAATTCTTTAAATAACAGACCTAATTCATAATCATTTAATATTTGTAGAGGAATTTCGTTAACTGTATCTGTTGTTAAATAATTGTATAACATATTATAATCATCATCAGAAATAGGTTCTTTAAAAGTATCCAAATTATCAGATGTTTTCAATGTTTTTATACTTGCTTTGATTCTCACTAATACGAAATTAGAGACCAGTTTTTTCTTCTCTTTTGTAATATATGTTTCATTCCAATAACTTTTATTTTTTAAAAAATTTCTCAAATCATATAATTCTCCCATTTTTTGTAATACTGTTAATTTTTCTTCCAGTTTTTGAAAATCAGGTAGTATATACTCCAAATTACCTTCTGTTGTCGCCTTATTTATATTATCCTTATATGTTTTATATCCAGCAATTTGCTCTTCTAAATTCATTTTTATTTTATTATTATTACTCTCACTATTTATGTAATGTAGTTCTTTCTTTTCATATATTTTTAATATACCAGTTAATTCCATAATTTTTTTGTCAATACGATCAGTTTTCAAAGGGGTTCGTAACCCAAGTGCGGACAAAACCCTCCCTTTTAGTGGTTTGCTTGGTTTGATGTATGATTGTCTTTGGTCTTCTTGGTATTTCGATTGTCTATTTTGTCGTCCAAGAAATCCACTTAGCGACATTCTTGATGTTGCTTTCTCACCCTTGGGTAGTAAATGAGTATTCAAATCATCAAATACCACTTTTCGAGACATTCCTTTATATATAAGAGAATATAAAAAAGAAAATCCCATAAATTATTTTCTATCTATTATTATACGATGCATTGCTTAGGGTGTGCGATATATCTCCCTACGTTCCACGGATTCCGATTCCAAGACATTATTGAATATCTAACAAAAAAACAATGAATATTTACATTCCATCCATAATTAAACAGTCTCCAAAGCCTCCTTAGCAGTCTTGCTCTCGTTCCAATTAATCGCAGCCTGTTTCATCAGTTCCTTCCTCTCTTTGTCAGGGAACTCGGAGATTAAACGAGCCATCTCATCTCGAATATACAGATTATACTTGCTCGGTTGCTTCTTAATCACCACGCCATCGCTATCCACCTTCACAACCCGCTTTTTACCACCAGACTTTAATGCGTCTTTGAACGCAGCGACAGCGGCTTTCTTAGTGTCATCCAGCGTATATTCAGTATCGTCGTCGAACGCCGACAGCAGGAACTCCTTGATTTTTTTACCTGACACACTCTTTGCGATACTCATACTTATTATATAATCTTATTGTATTGTAAGTTTTATATAATTTTATATATTAATTAATAATAAAGGTTTAGTTTAAATGAATCTTAACATCTCAGAACATATTGCCTATAACCAATACAAGGAGAAATTAAACGAAATATATGATAAATTAGACGAGGTTATCTATCTATCGAATACCATAGATTACAAAAAGATTACCATATTATTAGCAGAAATCGTCCAAAACTTTGACTATTATAAGCATCACAAAGAAGCGTTAGCGACAGCATCAGAACAACAACCAATAGCAGTATTTACAGTAGGAGGCAAAGGCGACAAGTCAGACGAGTCAGACAAGTCAAACACACAGCAACCATATAGTAAGATTGACAAAAATACAATCGACCACATTAAAGAAGGCGAAGAATATAAACGGTTGCGTTCCTATATCGAAAAGACAAAGGCAAGGATTGATAAAAAAGGAGAGATATTATTAGAACTCGTCAAAACATTTTTAGAAGTATATTTTAAACAATCCGATAACAAGATGATGTATGACGATTTCATAAAGCAAGAGAACAATCTCAAATTTAAACTTACAGATATTATAGGCAATATAGATAGAATAGAACACGGAATACACGACGAGAGTACTGAGGAAGCCAAGATTTATGTCGATTTAATGTCTAATCAATGGAGATTTAAATGGATGCAGAATACATCAGAAAATAATCTCGACGAGTTCGTAGGGGATTGGTATCGGTATTATAAAAAACCTTTTGTAAAAAATGCACACGTTATAAATAAACCACAGCATTCTATTACAAAGGATGACTATAATGACTTTGAAGTAGAGAAACTATTTAACCTTTTTGTTGAACTACATCAAAAATTTGAACCTCCACCAACAAACAAAACAAATACTTTTGATACTATTGAAGTGCTATTCGAAGAAAACTTAAAAGAAGTTAATGAAAAAATAACAAAACAAAAAGAAGCAGAAGCAGAAGCAGAAGCAGAAGCAGAAGCAAAAGCAGAAGCAAAAGCAGAAGCAAAACAACACCCAGTAATAGTACCACCAGAAACAACATCAGACCAAACATCAGAAGAACAACCAGAACAACCAGAACAACCAGAACAACCAGAACAACCAGAAACAACATCAGACCAAACATCAGAAGAACAACCAGAACAACCAGAACAACCAGAACAACCAGAACAACCAGAAACAACATCAGACCAAACATCAGAAGAACAACCAGAACAACCAGAAACAAAACCAGAAACAAAACCAGAAACAAAACAAGAAACAACATCAGACCAAATATCAGAAACAAAACAAGAAACAAAAATACCAGAAGTAGAAGCAATCGAAAGAGCAATCGAAAGGAAAAAAGCAAAAGCCGATGAAATGAAAGCAAAAGCAGAAGCAAAAGCAAAAGCAATCAAAAAAGAAAAAGCAATCGCAGAAGCAAAAGTCGAGGAAGCAAAAGCAAAAGCAGAAGAAATAGCACAATCAGCACAAGACGCACGAAACTTGGTATTACAAAAAAGACAAGAAGCCACTGATACTTTCAAAGGGATGTCTAATATGAACGCCCTTCAAGGTTATGCCAAACAATTAGCAACCGCCAAAGTAGCAAAAGCAAAACAAAGCACAGATAGAATGGATAATTTACTAACGTCCTAAATCCCCACGAAGTTCTGCGACTTCCTCTCGCAAATCATTTATTTCTTTTTTAAGGGCTTTGATACATTCCACAAATAACGGAGCCATCTTTTCATAGCAAATCGTTAAAAAATTATCCCCGCTCTTCGATACGAGGTTGTTATAGTCGTCTCGTGCCATATCGAACGGAGCAAGTTTAACAATCTCAGGCAGAACACTTTGAACCTCTTGGGCGGAGAGTCCGACATCAGGATTCTTAGAAAACCCATACGACATCGCCAGATCATTCGGTGTGAAGTGAAAGCCATTCAGTCGATTGATTAAAGCAATCGGGTTCGCAATGTTCGACGTGTAATCTTTGAGCCGATTGTCCGAGTAAGACGTTGTGATTCCCTTGGAGCAGATAATCGCCCCATCCACCGTAAGCGTATCGATGTTGCTCGTCGTCCCGATGGATACGTTCGTCAAACTATATACGCTCGTTGGGCTAATAACCCACGCAGACCTAATGTTATTGATTGAAAACGCCAAGTTATTACTGGACGCCAATATATAATTGCTATTATTCGCATCATTCAACCGCAACGTGTTATTCAGTATCGCAATATTACTATCGATTCTCTTTGCGATGACATTGCTCGTCTCCAAGACATAATTGCTCGTATCCAGCAACACATCCCGATTGTTTCGTATATAATTCCCCGCTATCCGAACGTCCCCGTTATTACCCACCGTATAGACGGCGTTGTCCCTGTTCGACGCACGTATAATGTCGTTTATAAGGTCATTCTGTTTAATCACTAAGGCTCTCGATGTGTTGTTCGCATTTGTGATTTCCAGCCGTTCCGTCGTATATACCTCGGTTTCAAGCGTCGTACTTGCCCCCAGCACAATCAAGTTCGAACTGACCGTAAGATTGCCATAGATGCTAAGATGATTATTATACTCATTATTTATAATAAACCGCTTCATCGCTCCTCCATTCTCATTTATCATATCGGTAGTCAGATTCGTTATGCGGGTCGCAATGAGATTGCTTGTCGTCAGCACGTAATTACTCAGATTCAAGTTGTTCCTATCCGTTCGCAACACCACGATATTACTTGTAGCAACGACGTAATTACTCAGATTCAGGTCGTTCCGGTTCGTCCGCAGTACCACGATATTACTCGTCGCAACGACGTAATTACTCATATTCAGGTCATTCGTCATCACATAATTACTCAGATTCATGTCGTTCCTGTCCGTCCGCATCACCACGATATTGCTTGTAGAAACGACGTAATTACTCAGATTCAGGTCATTCAAGTCTGTTCGCATCACCAAGAGATTGCTTGTCGCCAGAACATAATTGCTCTGATTCAGGTCATTCGTATCCATCCGCTCCACGAAGGTATTGCTCGTTGATAAAATGTAATTACTGGCATTCACGTCGATAAGTCCGCTCGTATCTATCAGATTCGCAACGCTACCTGATAGTAAGTTTGAGGTTTTGTTATCCAACGCATATATTTTTCGGTCAAGGTCTTCGATAACATTCATACCTCCTACATTGAATATATTGCCACTGATATATAAATCATTGCTCGTTCGAACGTCGCCGTAAAACTGGATGTTGCCCACCTTGTCGATCAGCAATTGCGGATGCTCTAATTGATTGTCCGAATAATTAAACTTTAAATTACCATCATAACTATATATTTCATTTATTAGACTACCTCTATCGAGCGTCTCGTCCTTTACCGAACTCGCAAAGATGATGTGCGGTTTCAAGTTCGCCTTATTAAAGTTCGTAAGTTGTATATGTAGATTGCTATTCTCGACATATCGCCTGTAATACTCGTCAATCCTAATCGTATTACTTAAACTCGCACCATATATTGCGAATTCGTCCTGAAACATATTCGAGCCGACGTAGATTAACTCCGTGTTATACGCACCATCACCAATCTCATTCGACGTCGAAAGGCTTATGATATTGGAAATATTATTATACCCTGTATTGTAATTTACGTGCATGATGTTGGAACTGTAATTTATGACGTAGTTGCTATTCGTCATCGTGTTCGGAATCGTGTTGGAACTGTTGATTCGCAACGTGTTCTGCCGATGGATTGCGAACTTACCTGTGTAGGCATACGTTAGGTCTGTCCCGCTCGTGTAGTTATAACAGACGATGTTCGAGGTCTCTGCGTCGATAAAGACGTTCGATAGCGAGTAGTTGTCGTCCAATTTGATTCGATTTCGATTGACGAACACCTTTGATATATTCTTTGTCTGGCTATTCACCCTTGGCATATAACTGTATATTTCGTTCTTCAACGAGATAATATTGCTCGTCCTATCCATCGCCGTATCGACGATTCTCATATAGTTCGATGTGAATACTGTGTTCGATGTCGTGATGTCCGTCAAATATGACGGGATATTATAGATATTATTAAAGATACATGCAAAGTTGTAATTACGACTGATAATAGTATTATTTAAAGTTATGTCAAAGAGATTCGAGGTCTGGTTATTCACAAGACGCATATCGTCTAACCCGATAATTTCGTTCGCAGCATCCGACAATTGCGGGGTAATGTCAAACAGCACACGGTCGTTTTCGAGCAAATCCTCCATATTGAACTCTAACCGATAGGTAGGCGTCGTATTCACTTTAATATCCCTCGTGCTATACTCACGATTAATAATATGTATATTCGATTCATTAAACTTATAGGTCAAATTAATATTCGAATGTTTCGATAGATACCCTATATCCTTGACGGCGTGTAGCGTCTTATACACAACCGTATTCGGATTATCGATATTACTGCCAAATATGTCGAGCGTCGGCACATAGACTGGCGAAATCGTATTGTTAAATGCGGTATTGTATGTTTTCGCTACGTTGTCCCAGCCATCCGCTACGCCATCCACAAACACGATATCGCTACTATTCACGGTAGCCTTCGTATAAATATAATCCTTCGTATATCTCGCATTGATAAGCATCGTCTGTTCGTCGTATTCGCTGTTAATCGACATCGTCTGCTGAGGGGCGGTATTGTTGAACCCGTAGCGAACGCCATCACGCAAATTAATACCCGTCGTATAAGGGTCGATTGTTAATATATTAAGCATATTGTTTTTGTCTGGATCGACATCCACGTCTAACACAGCGACATCCACCGTAAAACGATAGTTGTTCTCGTCGTCCCCGCTACTTATCGTTGCGTATTTATTGCGGTCTCCTGCGATATTCACCATATTTATCCGAACAGGATTATAACTGTTCGTAAGTTGCAACCCGTATTTATTGTCATCGTCGATATGTAAGGTTATATTGCTGTTATAGCCACTCGCTCCTTGTCCGACGTGCATGTAGGTCTTTGAGAAACTATTGTTGAACTCCACGAACGGATGATAAAAATCATTATTGCTGTCGTTCTTGTAATAACTAAATGTAAGATTCGTATTGTCGGTCGCAATATCATTGTTGTTCGATACGAGGATTTGAACCATATTCTTTATATTCGTATTGCTGTCCCTGTCGTATCCGACATTAAAGTCATTAAATCTATAAATACCCATCTCAATTGCCGAATAATCGTGGTTGTTGCGAATATTGTTATTCATAATCGACGGCGTATTATCCGTAAGAACATTCGACGTATAGGTGATAAACTTGGCAACCGAGAGCCTATCGTTGTTCTGCTTAATCACAAGCGGGATGTCGGTATTCACAATCGAATCGACAATAATCGACTTGGTAGGCTTAAAGACGATGTTCTTGCCCGAATACTCGATGTCGTTATAATCGATAATATTTTTATAAATAACATTGGATACCGAGACGACGTCAATATACTTTGCCAACTCTGTAAGTCCCTCTACCTTTTTGAGGCGAAAGTTAAAATTATTACTGCTATTATCGACAATGTTAATATTCCCATAAACATCCAAGTCGCCGTAAATAGATACCGCAACATTCGTCTTTTCTTTCAAGAAATCATAGGATACGTTCGGGTTGTTAAAATCGATGTGGTAGTTCGAGTTCAGCGTATTGTAATACATCGACATCCCAAAGGTCGTCGGTTCTATCGTCTTATCCGTATATCCGATTTGGAGCGGACCGATTCTCGCTACATCTCGTGAATCGATATCATTGAACTTGTGGTTTTTATAAATGAACCATTTCTCCAAATCCCGATCCGCCCTTAAATCCCTGTCATATTCGCAAATGTCAAGTCCGCTATAATCGGCGTTGTTGTGGAGTCCGCCACCACGAACCCCACGATATATCCTGATAATCGAGTGATTATAATCTTCGATCACCGTATTGCGTATCTGTAAAGGTGCATGAACGTCTTCTCCGCTCCACCCGAGCGATATCTTCTTATTCGTATAGAAACTCCCGAGATTGTTCGTGACTTGGAGCGTCTCGATGAGTTTGTCATTCTGATAATAGGTATCCGCGTTGATGCCTTGCTTCACATTTAACCCTCGCATTTTCGCAGAGTATGCCGATATATTGTCATAATTAATACAGTATTTATAGGTATTTTCATTGTATATGTTAAAGTAATTCTTTGCACCGTTATACACAAACCCGGCTACCTTGGTTAGCACATCGTCCTTGTAGATGTTATACTCGGTAGCGGCGATTTTGCCATTAATATCCAGATGTATCCCTTCGTGCGGTAGTTTCGTGTTTATGCTAACGCCAGTATTCGTAATCGAAAGCATCGGAGGCGTATTGATTACGTTCGGACGAAACACGTTATTTTCCAGCGACGATATATCGAACGACGGATAAAAATACATATTGTGATTTTTACCAGCAATCTTGTTTGTATTCACGATTAAACTGTTGTCGTAGAAGTCCAAGTGGGAAAGTCGCCCGATGTTTGCGATATATTTATCGTTATTCACCTTATCCTGTAAGACGACTTCAAAGTTGTTATTCGAACTCGTCGTCTTGAATACATTCACGACACCCGCAAATCCCTCGCCAGTATTCACGCCGACGCTCAATTTATTCGGAAAACTGATATTGCGGTTTGCGTCGAGATTCGCTATATTACTATGGACGTATGTGAAAAAATATTTGTTGCCATTGTCCGTATTGCTCGTAATCGTCGTATAGCCCAGTGTAGGGTCGCTTATGTTGATAGGATTCACACGGATTCCGCCAATCATCAAGTCGTTCGCAATATCCAAGCGGTTCATCGTTAGCGTCGTCGTATTCACGAAGTTCGTCGTGCCTCGAAACGTTGCGTTTTCAGATACGACGAGGCTATTCGCATTCATATTCGGGGCGTTGATAGAGTTCGTGGCGTTTATATTCTTGGCATTCAGCGTCTCCCGAACTTCGACGATATTAAAGGAATAACTAACGCCGTTGAATGTTCCTGCGGTAATTTGCGACGGACGAATGCTACCTACGCCGTCCGCACGAATATAGACGTCGTCGATATGCTTGTAGTTGTTCGCATAATTATCATAGATGATGATGTCGTCGAACTTAGAAACGCCCTTCACGTCGAAACGTGTCGGATTCGCAAACGGTATATTCGAACTAATGCCGTTCGTCAAAATATTCTTAAAATATACGACGTTCGTCGCTTGACTTTTGCCGACACAGACATTCCCGTTGTTATCAATCGTCATAGCAGGATAATCCGCATCCTTCGTGTAACTCGGGATAGCCTCACGGGTATATAAGGAGTTGATTTCGTCCGCCGATTTATTCACGTGAAACTCCAAGGGCATCCCCTTCGTGGTAGAGATGACTGCGGGGGATATATTGCTACCACCAATAATACCGATGCTTAACTTGGATAATTCGTTGGTGGTGTAATTATACGTATCGTTTCGCATCGCAAGATGAATGTTGCCAAACTCGTTGTTCGGCGTCGAATTGATATTCAAAGGATGCTGATTGTAATTCGTATCGACCAACCCGCCTAAGGTTAGATAGTTCGGCGTATAGATATTATTCACAGGATACTTCATATCATAGAGATTGTTAAAGTAGGTTACGACGCCTGTCTTGAATGGCTGGGACTCCGAAAGAATATTAATGTTTTTTATTAAATCGATTAACGCATTACTGCCAATCTCACCGCTAATCGAGATGTTGCTAAATTGGATGCTGTGGGCATTGATGATGCCGTCGCACTGGATATTTCGATTCACGTAAAGCGACGCATTCGGTTGCCTGTAATTCGATGTGATATAGCGGGACGTGTTAATGGCGACACCTTCGTGATTCACATACATATTCCATTTCGTATCCAGTTGATTACTGTTGCCGTTTGCCGTTCCCATACCGTCACCGACCACTAAGTATTCGTTATCATATAAGGACATTCGCTGGATGTCTTGTATTGTTTTAATACCGATACCCAATGAATCCACTTTGACAATTGGTTCGGTATCTTGAATAATAAAATCATCCATTTTACTATACTATTTAAAAGAAATAAACAATTAATATTTATATAATAAAAAATGATATAACAGGAATACCTTGTGTAAAGAATAACGAAGCGGACGAAGTGGCGATGAAACGCATTCAAGGCATCCATAACAAAACGCAGGATATTGAACTGACGAACCAGCCCTATAACAACAAGAATGTCCTCTTACAAAGCGACGATTTAGCGACGATATTCAATGCGAACGGACTGGATAACATTGCGTTTAAAAATATCGACTTGTATCGTGTAGCGTTCGTTCATAAATCTTACTGTACGATGAAAAACATTGACTTTGACAAGAGTAATGTGAATTGTCCGTCGGATTGCCTTCCACTTCAAGATATGTCCTACGAACGCCTCGAATTTCTTGGCGATTCGCTAATCGGTATGATTGTCGCCAACTATTTATACACGAGGTTTCCCGACCAAAACGAAGGCTTCCTTTCGAAGATTCGGACAAAAATCGTAAATGGACGAATGCTCGGTTATCTATCCGAAAAAATAGGATTCCCGAAGTTTGCGATACTCTCGAAGCAAGTCGAGGAATCAGGAGGACGAAATAATTTCAAGATTATGGAAGATATATTCGAGGCGTTCATTGGGGCTTTGTTTCTCGACTTTCAGACCGAGAGCGACAAGGTTCAACTCCCGAATGCGATAACTATCGCTCCATTCACTGGGGCAGGATACTTTATCGTCGAAAACTTTCTTATCTATATCATCGAGAATTATATCGACTTTTGCGAACTCATACGAATCAAGAATAACTATAAGGATATGCTTGTATCCTATATGATGCACAATCTTCAAGATACGCCAAAGTTCTACGAAGTAAAGATACTGATGAAAGATAATGTTCGCATATTCACATACTGTATTAAGGACAGGAACAATGCGATTATTGCGACATCCACAGGTAGCAACAAGAAGGAAGCGGAGAACAATACGGCGAAAGAGGCGTTGCTCTACTACAACGTAGATATATGCGAGTATAATTCGAATATATAGGAAAAATACCATATAAACAAATTATATAATTTTATATTTACTATTCTTCATTAATGGATACATTGAATATCACGCATCTCGTTTTATCGGGCGGAGGTATGCGAGGCGTCGTCTATATCGGGGCGATTCGCTATCTATACATTGAGAACTTACATACGAATATTACACATATCGCCGCCAATTCCATCGGTTCTTTTGTGGCGTTATGTATCACCTTCAAACTGACGATAGAAGAGATTGAAGAGATCATTTACAATTCAAAAGACGACAAGGAACTATGCTGTATCCCTACGAAGAATTACTATCGCCTGATTTCCAAGTTAGGACTCAGTTCTGTCTCGTATTTTATGGAGCATTTAAAGAAGCGACTGCGTATCAAGTATCCCTATATGGACGTAGCGAATGCGACGGACGCCTCGTTTCGAGAAATATCACAACGGTTCGGAGTGAATCTCTATTTCTCCACGACGAATATTAATCGATGCGAGAATCGTATTTTTTCCATTGAGGATACGCCTGATGTATCCGTATTCACCGCTTGTGAAGCGTCTATGGCGATTCCTTTGCTATTCACACCAGTTGTCATTAATGACGAGCATTATTACGATGGGGCTTTTACAAATAACTTTCCGATTAAAATATTTTCGCACGTTTCGAAAGAAAATATCATTGCGATGATATTGTATAAAGAGAGAGCCGAATACGTCCCGACGAATACGAAAATAAATATTTTTTATATTCTGCGACAAATCTGTAAGATGTTTGAGATACTGCGTGTCAATCAAGTAACCATCAATGAACTCAACACCGATGATAAGGATTACTATTTTATGCCTAAGAATATAAACTTACAGTATTCGATGAATGTGGTTGTCAATCGTAAAGGGGTGCGTTTAGATTTGTCGTCGGAACAGATAGACGAGATGATATTACACGGGTTCAGTTGTATGGCGGTGTATATCGATAAACGCCGTGCGTTATTATATGAAAAAAATAAAGCGAGGCTATGCGGTTTCGAGGATTCTGCGGATGCTAAGATTCAGGAATCGCTGAAAGCCGAGAACTCCGTTTGAGTTTTATATCAAACTCTTTTAAACCCTTATGAACTTTGGGGATTTTAGAAGGTGTAATGATAGGCATATTCGAATCACGTTTGAATTTCACTACAATCTCTTTTAAACCATTATGAACTTTGGGGATTTTAGAAGCCGATGAAACACCAGTTCTTTTTACATATTTATGTCTTTTACAAAAGTCATCGATGCTTTCTGGTTGAATGTTTTGTATCGGTAACTGAGTATATCGCTGAGGTTGCCGAGGTTGCTGAGGCGGTAGCAATATTCTTCGTGTATATCGTCGTGTCTGCGGATGCGGTTGATGCGGTGGATGCTGCGGTTGATACAGTGGGTAGGCTTGTAGCGGACGGAGCGGATACTGCGGGTATGCGTGTATCGGTAGCGGTAGCGGCGGTTGATAGGGTTTGAATGGGTTTTCCAAGTATTGTCGTCGTGACTCTTTTAATTGTTCTTTAATGTAATTCTCATAGTTGCGTAGTTCTTGTAGCCGCCTTTCTCTTTCCGTCATCCGACTTTCTTAATATAATATATATATTATTATAGTAAAATGAATAATAATATTAACGACGAACCCTATATATTTCTCTTAGATTTAGATGGTACGATTATAGGCGATTGTAGTTATCAATGCGACATCTATAATATACAAGAAATCATCAAGAAGAATATCAGTATAAAGAATCATAACATTCAGTTGGGGAATCTTGTGAAATATAAAACGACGTGCGACAAGATGCTCGAAAAGTGCTATGATTTACAATCGAAATTGTTGCGACCCCACTTTGCTACGTTTATGTCCGAGATGAAAAAGAAGTTCGCCAACTGCTACTTTTTTATTTATACGGCATCCGAGAAAACGTGGGCAAATAAGGAGATTCTCATTATCGAAAAGCAAAACGGCATCAAGTTCAATCGCCCTATCTTCACACGGGACAACTGCTTTAAAGATGCGTCTGGAAATATTCGAAAGTCCGTTCATAAGATACTACCGCAACTATTAAAAGCGATGAAGATGCCTAAGACACACGCTATCGCGAATCATATCATCGTTGTCGATAACAACCCGACGTTCGTAGATTATACCGACAACCTGCTTATCTGTCCCACATACGATTACCTGAAATTTCATAATCTATGGGATAATATCCCGCAAGAATACGCTAAGATATCCGAGTTAAAGCAATTCGTTTCAAGGCTCATCTCAAATAAAAAACTGTATATCAGGAATAACCCATCGAATACGATTATCTTGGAGAAATTACATCGATGGCTCTATCGTAAATATAAAAAAATAAATAACTACAATATGAAGTTCACAAACGACACCTTCTGGCTAAACCTCTCGACGCTCATCAAGCACCACAACATCACGGCGTTTAATAAAAAGACCGTTTCTATGCTTTCAAAAAGCATATAAGGAAGGAGCGAAGCCAGTGAAACGGCGAAACGGCATAGCATATAAATAGATGACGCATAGTATTATATTATATACCTATTTTGAATTATGACTACTGCCGCTCCTGTGATTTACATCAGTTTCGATATTGGGATTAAGAATCTCGCTATGTGTATCTTGGAAAAGACCGATGACGAAATCCACGTATTAGACTGGCGTATCATCACGTTAGCCGAGAAGAAAAAGGATATCAAAGGGATTGATGACATTTCCGAGCGGATATATATGGAACTCGATAATGTCATCGGGTTCTTAAATGGCAAGGGGATTGATGACATCGACTATGTGCTGATTGAGAACCAACCGTCGAACTTGAACGGGATGATGAAATCCATTCAATACATCATTTATTGCTATTTCAGTCTCCTTAAATACTGGGACAAGGTCGTCGAGAACGTGGTGCTTGTGAATGCGGGACTGAAAACGAAAACACACGATTATAAGCCAGACGTCCAAGTGAAGATGGATGCGACACCGAAGACTGCGAAGAACATCAAGGGGTTTCGAAACGATAAATATAAAATGAATAAGCAGACGAGCATCGAAATCTGTAAAAATTACATCAAAGACGACGAGATGCTATGCGACATCTTCGACAATAACAAGAAAAAAGACGACTTGTGTGATGCGTGTCTCCAAGCGGTCGCTTATATACGGATGAATACTACGAACGTTACGAACGTTACGAACGTGTGTGTCGATAAAATGAAATATAATAAGGTATCGTTTAAGGAAATCGCAGACGTATCCGTCGTGTCGGCTTAGGCTTCTTAGTTGGTTTTGTGGTAGGTTTCTTTTTCTTCGTATCCTTGGTAATAGACTTAGGCTTCTTCTTTTTACGTCCACCCTTATATCCCAAAAGAACCGACGTATATGTTGGGGGATACGTAGTAATTTTAGGATTAAACCCATTTATGATGTGAAGCATACGCATTTTATGAATATATTCATTTCGTCTCTCGCATATCGATACCAACGATAGTCGTAGATTCTTTATAATTTCTAATTTATCTATATCATCATTCTTTGTCTTCACTAAATAAAGAGATAATGTATCGAGACGTTGTAAAACAGAATCGGTGATAGTAAGAAAATGTATTAGGTCGCCTTGCGAATAAGCGAACATTTGCGTAAGAAGAGGTGCTTTCTTGTCAATTGCGAGTTCGTCGCTTACACTGCTTACACTGCTTACACTGCTTACACTGCTTACGATTGGTTTTGGTGCTATTTTTTTAGAACGTAATAATAAAAAAGAAGATAAGCGACTGGTGCTGTTAAAACGTTCGCTTAATGATACAATGTATTTATTTATAAGACCATCTATACGTTTCGCTTGTTTCGCTTCGTTCCCTTCAACCCTGTGTATTTCGTCAATCGTCATCATTATATTTTGGATACTTTGTAAAAAGGTTTTGATACGTTCATTCTCTGCTATCATTTTGGCACGTATATCCTTGTTTGTAAGATGTTTAAACATTTCAAATAGCCCGTCGTCGGGAAATAATCCAAATCTTTTTTCGGATTGAGCGATTACGGCTTGATGTTCGGTAGTATCAGGCGGAACTGTGTACCAATAATTTTTAACACGACTTGACGATTTTTTATTCCTGTCCGCTTGTTCTATCAATATATCTAACAATTTTTTTGTTATATTCTTGTTCCATTGTGTCTGTTGTTGTGCGATAGCAGATATATTTCGAATCTCTCTATGTTCTGTTTCATTTAGTATGTTTATGTTCGTCAATATAGCATAAATGTTCTCCGCAAACGCATTGAAATACCTTGCTCTCATCTCAATATAATAGATTACTAATATCCTCATTTCTTGATTTTTATCGGATTTGTGAATAATCGCATCCCGTTGTCTTTTATCCATATTCTAATAGTATTAAAGGAAAAAGAAAAATAAAAGGGTTAAAGGAATGGGACGCAGAAGGTTTCGGTGCGAAAGCATCATTTATAATATCTTCTTTCTCTTTAATTTTGTTATAAGTTCCTTCTTCGTATAAATAACACGTATACCATCTTTTGTCTTTGAAAGTTTAATTTGGTTGGCTTTACATAACCTCTTTATGTCCTTCATATTCATATCTGCGTGTTTTGATTTCGTGGGCTTTCGTCGTCCGCCACCGAACTCCATTTCTTCTACCAATTTTTTATATTTATCATTATGCAACTGTATTTGAGCATCACGTTTTGATTTTGAAATAACTCTTAAAAGGTCAGAATGCATTGGAATTGGAACTTGTTTTGAAAGATTTACTATCCTTTGCACTTCTGCTTCATCTGCTTTTCTTAGTTCCTCTTTTAAACTAGGGATATTGGCTTTTCCTAACCTAAGTACATCTTTGTCAAACTTCGCCTTTTCCATATCATTCATCTCATTATACGAACGGTGGTATATAGTTTTGGTTCGTGTAGGCTGTGCTTCTCTTATTTGTTGCTGAAATGTTCGAATATTGTTATTTTTGAAAGTATCATAACGCATACCGTATTTTTTTTTCATTTCTTCATTGTGCTGTTCTTGTAATCGCAATACATTTTCTAATTGTTTCTGAGTCGTTCTTCTACTATACATCGCTTTATTTTACACTTTATCTATAATATACAAACAAAATATTAAATATATTACCCTTATTCACAACATTATCTTTCTAATTTCATTATCAGTATCCAGAGTGTCGGGCATATCCGACATTGCTTCCTTCATAAGTTCATCCATAGTGTATCGCATTGTTGTTTGATTTGTCGAACGATTTTTCCAAGACATTTAATATAAGTATATATTTTTTTTAATATTACATATATATAGAAACATAGTGAATGGCAGGTAGTTGTAGTATGGATGGAGGAGCAAAGAAGCCTAAGGCAAAGAAAGCAGCGAAGCGTAAATTAACCCCGTATAACAAGTTTGTAAAGAAGATGTTTAAGGAACTTCGTATCAAGTTCCCTGACGATTCCGCCCCCGAGATTATGAAAAAGATTGGTATCGAATGGAGAAAGACAAAGTAGCGAAGCAGCGAAGCAACAAAGCAGTAGCAACGGTAGCATATTATTTTTATAAATTATATCGTATATAATATAGGTTATGGACGCAAAATATAAGAAGCCGTCGAACGCAAACTACACTGTGTATAGCATCGCAAACTGTAAATACTGTGTGATGGCGAAGGATCATCTCAAAAAGAAGGCAATAAAATGCACGACGATTAAATGCGACAAGTATCTAACGTCGTGTAGAGAACGAGACAACTTTTATAAGTTTATAAAAGAACATACTGTAATACCCTATATCCATTTCCCGATGATATTCAAGAACGGCAAGTTCGTCGGTGGATTAAAAGAGTTGTTAAGCATTTAAGCATTTGGGCTACTAAGTATAGCAGTGAATAGCGAAGACGGCGAAGCGATGACTAAGGAGTGCGTAGATGGAATCATCCTTGTTACGAGTTGCCAGAAGTATCGGGATACCCGATTGAAGGAGTTGAAATTGAAGGAGAGATATGGGAACTGGAAGGTCATTTGTGTCGTTGGCGATTTATTCTTAGACTCTGTCTATAAGATGGACGGGAACTTAATGACGATTAAATGCGAAGACTCGTATATTTATAATTTAAAAAAGTTTGTATTGGCATTGGAGTATCTCTATGAAATGTTTGAGATTCGTGACGGTGTGTTGCGTTCAAACGACGACTTGGAGTTCAACGAACCACTGCTCGTCGATTTCTTAGAAACCCCCAAGAAAATCGGGACGCTCGACATCGATTTCTTAGGCAGGTCTTCCACAGGGTATTCGCTCGTCGATTATCCATTCACCTACTACCCGCAAATGGCAGCGACAAACTACCACTTGGTTCAATATTACGAGACGCATCCCGAAGATTTCGAGAATCCCCTTCATAATATCAAAGGCATCGATATATTGAAATATTCGAGGATGCCTCATATTCCCGCATTCTTACACGGTCCGCTCATCTATTTTTCGAATAAATCATGTAAAATACTAATGAATCATATACGGAATATCAATTACGACATCTATCATTACGACGAGAAATCGAACTCCTATCCTTACACTATTGATGATTTGACGTATCCCCTCGTATTACTTTCAAACGGTATCAATTTGCTACACGCTAACAACTGGCACAAGGAACTTGAAGGGTCTCCCGCACATACTACGCAATTTCCCTATGCCATCTGCGGGAATCAAGAGAACAGCCCTGATTGTATTGCGTTCCATACAAATAAGTATAAGTAAGCGAAGTAAGCGAAGTAAGCGAAGTAAGCGAAGTAAGCGAAGTAAGCGAAAAGCATATAAATACTATACTGTTTATTAACATAAATACAATGATTGCCGTCAATGGAATTATTCTTGTTTTGAGTTGCCAGAAGCATCTGCCGACACGAGTTAAAACCTTTAAACTCCCGAAGAACGAATATGCGGGTTGGAAAGTCATCTATGTGATTGGCGATTTGTTCTTGGATTGCGACTACAAGTTCAAAGATGAATTCTTGATTGTTAAATGCGAAGACTCCTATATTCATTTGCTAAAAAAATTAGTGCTTTCTTTAAAATACCTATACGAAACGTTCGACATCAAAGAAGGTGTCCTACGTGCTGGGGATGACTTGCTATTTAACGAGGACAGGCTTGTGGAGTTCTTGAAATGTCCGAAGTGGCACAATGAAGGCGTGAGAATCACAGAGGCTACGGACGGGGCGTCAGCGATTGACTTCTTGGGGCGTTCGCCATCAGGTAAAAACTTGCTATCGCACGAGATATCCGATGCGGATATTAAAAACACGATACGTGATACCTTTATGGCGGATTATTATATGTGCCACCAAGAGGACTTTGACAACCCTCAGCATAATCTAAAAGGCGTTGATATTTTTCAATATTTGATGCGTCCTCATATTCCTGTGGGTCCGAGTGGGGTCATCTATTATATCTCGAACAAAGCCTGTAAAATATTAATCGAGCAAATGAATCGCATCGGCTATAATATCTTTCATCACGACGAATATACAAAATCGTATCCATACACCATCGAGGATTGTGCGGTATCCTTCATCTTGTATTCGAACAAGATAAGTTTTATACATAGCATCGCTCTCTATGAAGATTACTCCAATATTAAAGATAAAGCGAATATAAACGACTATATGGCGGTTCATACGAATCTGAATAAATATTAGAAGGATAAAAGGATATAAGGCGGTATGTAGAACAATAATACAATAAAATCGAAATATATGATTGTGGTCGATGGTATTATCCTTGTTCTGAGTTGTCAGAAACATCTACATACACGATTGAAGGACTTGCGACTCCCAAAGGACGAATATGCGGGATGGAAAGTCATCTATGTAATTGGAGATTTATTTTTGGATTGCGACTATACGCTGAAAGACGACTTAATGGTCGTTAAATGCGAAGATTCCTATATTCATTTGTTAAAGAAGTTGGGGTTGGCATTGAAATATCTGTATGCGGTCTTCGATATTAAAGAGGGTGTATTGAGAGCCAACGACGACTTGATATTTAACGAGGCGATTCTTGAATCCTTTGTGTGTTCGCAGAAGACGATGAATGGTCGTCCGATTGATTACTTAGGCAGGTCGTCGTCAGGGACGAGCGTATTCGAACGTGATTTGTCGTTTGCGAATCGTCCGTCGTCCAATAGCAATCATCTTGTCTATTATTACAACGACCATCCTGAGGATTTCGAGAATCCGCAACATAACATCAAGGGCGTTGATATATCTAAATATACGAAGCAACCGTCTATACCTGCTTTCCTATTCGGTCCGCTATATTATCTATCGAACAAAGCGTCCGAGATATTAATCGAGCATTTAGAAAGTGTTCGATATGATGTCTTTCATTATGACGAAAAAACCGATTCGTATCCTTACACGATTGAAGACTGCGGGGTATCCTTTATCTTCTATTACAAAGACATTGATTTTATACATGCAGATAACTGGCATCATAACGATGATAACTTTTCGCTAAAAGATGCCACGAATGCCACGAATGTCACGAATGCCACGAATGTGTTGGCGATACATACGAACTTGTATAAATGAAAGGATTTATTTTTATAATATTATATTAGTAATAAATAAAATGGGGGATTTAGACTTTGAACTTATAAGTCCTATTCGAAGAAATTCGAGAATAAAATACTATGACGAAAACGCTCTAAAAGCATATAAGGGAGACATAAAATCATATAAAGGCGATTTTTCGTATGACTATGGAATCATTAATGGGTTTTTACAAATGAATAATGTGAATAGCGATGGTGTAAATTTAATAAATATTAAACAGAATAAGTTAAATAAGGAAAGGGTGAAGAATATTATCGAAATTGTTAAAGGGATTGATAGAAGAATGCTTCCGTATAATTCGAAAAAACAGAAAGTTTATAAAGGTATTACCCATATTAGCAAAAGGACACTGGATACTAAAACACCTGTTATATATAAATCTTATAATTCAATAACGACCGATTATAATACCGCATTGAACTTTGCTACAACAGAAGAAGGAGACGAATATAGGATAGTATTAGAACTAACAATTCATCCACAAATGAAGGCTTACGATTATAGCGATGAATATAATGAATCTGAAATATTACTTGAAAGAAATACTGTTCTTTCTAATTTTGAATATAAAGATAAGGATATAAAGAACCGTGTCTATGTATATAAGGCACTCGTCTCTAAATATAACCCTGAGCCGTTATTCATACCACCAAAATCATATCCTAAACTTTTAGATTTACGAATTGATAAAAAGACCTCGCCAAAAGAAATTAAATTGTTTGATATAAGGAGACATTAAAATAAATGATAATATAATCTATATCCCATCGTATATACAATGTATTACAAAGAAGTTATAAAAGTTAGATTTATTTTTGTGAAAGTCTAAAAGTTTTGTGAAAGTCTAAAAGGATTCTTTATAACCCTTCGTATATGCTTAGTAATACTTGGGATGCTCGACGTTGCTTCGCAACTTCACCGCATAGCGTATCAGCCGATTCTTAGGTTATACAAGGCATATTCTTGTTATCAGAATGGTAATAGAATATTACTATAAAGATGCTTCTATATATCACATCACATATGCTAAGCATATCACATGATATACAGGGTATTACAAAGAAGTTATAAAAGTTAGATTTATTTATTTTTTTAGAAAGTCTAAAAGTTTTGGAAAGTCTAAAAGTTTTGTGAAAAGAAAAATAAAGGATTCTTTATAACCCTTCGTATATGCTTAGTAATACTTGGGATGCTCGACGTTGCTTCGCAACTTCACCGCATAGCGTATCTGTCGATTCTTGGGTTATACAAGGCATATTCTTGTTATCAGAATGGTAAGATAAATTATAAGAAGATTACTAAAAAGTTGGCAGATGCGATTAGCATCCCAAGATATACAGGGTATTACAAAGAAGTTATAAAAGTTAGATTTATTT